CAAATCCTCGATGAGAAGATAGACCTCAAGGAACAGGTCGAGCGGCTGACCAAGGAACTCGAAAACACGGACTGTATGTTTGCTATGGCTTCCGCTTTTGCAAGGGATTGGAACGCCGCCAAGGAGGGCAAGCCCCATGCCTAAGCAGAAGCGCCGCCCGGAGATTATGCTCCCAGGCTTGAAGCAACTTACCCCCTATGAGAAACGACTGGCAGCACGGGTGAATAAAGCCGACCGTGATCGCTGGAACGAACTGATGGCCAAACCTTGGAACAAATGGCAACCCACTCCCTCCGCCCAAACAACTACGGCAAAATCAAGCAAGCGGTCATCGAAGCCCACGCAGCCGGCCTGACCTACGCCGACATCGAGGCCAAGTACGGCTACCGCCGCGCCAGCCTTTACGAAGCCGCCCGACACCTTAACCTTAAACTAAAACCCTCCAAACATCGCACATGAGAAAGCCCCCTATCAACCTGACCGAGTACACCCATAAGATGCCCCGCCGCTGCCACGCCCTGCTCGTCATCCTAGACGGCGGCAAGGTCGAGCATCCCGAGTTCGTGGCCTACAGCCGGGACGAGTTTGCCGCCGAGCTGGCCAAGTGGAAGCGCACCGTGCTGCCTACCCTTCGCCGTTCCAACGTCGAGTTCTGGGAACTGCACAACGGCGATCACCAGGCGGTCAACCTGCTCAACCGATGAGCCGCCAGAAGATTAATTGCTACGGGCGTCCGCCGGCAAGGCTGGCCGTCCTAGAGGGCATCAAGCACGGCCTGACCGCCAAGGAGACCGCCTATGCATACGAGTATAGCCTCCGCGCCGTGCAGGAAGCCGCCGCCCGGATGAAGGTGTCTTTCGTCTACTCTGGAACGGGTAGACCCCCTAAACACCTGCCTAAGAATAACAATGAACATCAATAAGGGCTGGAAGCGGTTCATGGCGGTTGGCTGCTCCCACGGGATGTATGCCGACCCGAAGGCCATCGAGGGCGTCCTGAAGTTCAAGGAACGCTGGCGTCCACATTGCACCGTCCACCTAGGCGACTTCGTGGACATGACGCCCTTCATGTCGTCGGCGCGGGGCAAGGGCGACGCCGTCGAACCCGATATCGGCGGGGGGCTGAAGTTCCTCGACCAGCTCCGCCCGAACGTCGTGCTGGCCGGCAACCATGAAGTCCGCCTGTGGCGCGAAGCGGCTTCGGACGACGAAGTCTATTCTGGCTACGCCCTTCGCCTGATCAACGATATCACCGAGCATTGCCGGAAGCGCAAAGCCCTGTTCATCGAGTACACGGGCATCTGGCAGGCGTTCCAGTTGGCCAACTACAAGTTCACCCACGGAACCGTCTACGGGGAGAACGCACCCCGGGACATGGCCGAGATGTACGGGAACGTAATCTTCGCCCATACCCACAAGGTAGGTCGCATGACCGGACGCCGGGACGATACTCCGACGGGCATCAGCGTCGGCACCTTGACCCGTCGGGGGGCTATGGATTATGCCAACACTCGCCGTGCCACGTTCGCCTGGTCGCAGGGCATGGTCTTCGGCTATTATACCGACGATAAACTCATACCGTGGGTGCATGAGCAGCCGCACGGCCAAGACGAATGGATTTTACCCGTATGAAGACCGACGAAGTCCTGAAGAAACTCTGGAAAATAAGGTCTAAGGGAGCCGACGAGATTCCCAAAGGCTTCAAGGACTTGGATCAGTTGACCAAGGACTGGAAGGTTCACCGCACGACGGCACGGGAATGGGTGCTGGAACTGGTCAAGGCCGGCGAGATGAAGCAGCTCAAGTTACGCTTCTTCGACGGTAAGCGTATCCAGATGAAATACTTTTACGGTTGACGCCCTAGGGGGCGGGGGGGATAAAGATTTTGCCACCTATGAAGTATTTATCCGTATGTTCCGGCATTGAAGCCGCATCCGTTGCTTGGCATGAGCTAGGCTGGACGCCCGTAGGCTTTTCCGAAATCGAACCTTTCCCATGTGCTTTACTTAAACACCGATTCCCAAACACCCCTAACTATGGATCACTCACCGAATACCAATCTTGGCCCGTATCAGTTGGAGATGTGGACCTCCTCTGCGGCGGGACTCCCTGCCAGTCTTTCTCCGTCGGAGGCCGCAGAGAAGGTCTCGACGATCCCCGGGGACAGCTCATGTTTTCATTTCTTGGACTTGCTGAAAAAACAAAGCCAAAATGGATTGTCTGGGAAAATGTCCCTGGTGTCCTGTCATCAAACGGAGGACGGGACTTTGGTGCCTTCCTCGGGGCGTTGGTCAAACTCGGGTATGGGTTCGCCTACCGAGTGCTGGACGCTGTCCACTTTGGAACGCCCCAGCGTCGCCGTCGAGTCTTCCTTGTCGGATGTCTTGGAGACTGGCGAGCTGCCGCCGAGGCTTTATCTTTCGCCGAAGGCTTGCGCGGGTATCTTGAGACGGGCGGAAAAAAGAGGAAAGCAACTACCGCCGGTGCTGGAGAAGGCATTGAAGGAAACAGCCAATACTTTGATTTCCAAGCCATCGGTAAATACGGCAACGACGGATCAGCATCAACCCTAATGGCTAGGGATTATAAGGATTCTAAAGATTTGGTAATTGAGCCGGCTTGTCGGCCTGTTGCATTCACACCGAGTAGCTTTGCTCAATATTCTGAAGGCATCGGAACAATCAGGGCAAACGGGGGCGACCTTGGAGGCGGAAGCGAAGGCATCATCGTAAAGAAAACCGCAGTCCGGCGTCTCTCGACAAAAGAATGTTCTAGGCTTCAGGGTTTCCCAGATGGCTGGACGCAGATTCCTTGGAAGGGCAAGACTGCTGCTGAATGCCCAGACGCACCGCAATATAAGGCAATCGGTAATTCTTGGGCAGTTCCTTGTGCTAGATGGATCGGCGAACGCATCAACTCTATCCATAATCAGCTTCCTCGATAATCCTTTAAAGGATTGCGTAAGCGGAAATAAGCGTCCACAAGTCAAAGAGCCACCATGACCACCGAAGATCGTATTTCCGGGGCGAGAGCCTATCTCGCCAAATTGCCTGCCGCCGTCGCCGGCCAAGGCGGACACCCCGCCACTTACCGTGCCGCCAGCATTCTGGCCAACGGCTTTGACCTGCCGTGGTCGGACGCCTGGTCGCTGCTTCAGGAGTTCAACGCCCGTTGCTCGCCCCCTTGGTCGGAGAAAGACCTGCGTCACAAGTTGAACGACGCCTACGTCAAGCCGCACGAACGCCAGAAGGGCTGGCTGTCGAAGGGCAAGGACAACGAACGCCGGGTCGGCGCGAACGGTCGCTTCGTCTTCGACCCAAACCGGGTGGCCGAGCTGGTCGACGTGCAGACGCCGTTCACGACCGCCGACGTGCTGCTGAACTGTTTCAAGGACGAGGACGTCATCTGCATCACTAACGAGGCCGGCCAGACCGAAGACGGCAAGTGGTTCCCGGCGTCGAAGGGCATCTTCCTGACCCGTGCCGAGTGGATCACCAAGTTCTTCGGCCCCGGAGCCGTGGGGGCTGCGAAGTTCGCCGGCACGGAGTCGGGGGCTTGGATTCGTATCAACCCCTTCACGAAGGATGACTTCACGGGTACGGACGGTTCGGTGTCGGCCTACCGCCACGTCTTGGTCGAGTTCGACAAGAAGGCCAAGGACGAGCAGATCGCCATCTTCCAGCAGTCCAACCTGCCCATCAGCCTGCTCGTCGACTCGGGCGGCAAGTCCGTCCACGCCTGGGTGCGCGTCGACGCCCAGAGCAAGGAGCAATGGGAGGAACGCCGTAATACGGTGTATGACTACCTTTCCGACCACGAACCCGACCCGCAGAACAAGAACCCTTCCCGCTGGAGCCGGCTGGGGGGTATCATGCGCGGCGAGAACGAACAGAAGATTGTCGCTTTCAAGATTGGTTCGCTGGACTGGGACGAGTTCATGGCGTGGCGGGAAGGTCAGGACTTCCCCGAGGAGGTCACGACCGATGTCCTTGAGAACTACGACGTCCTGAACGACCCCAACACGGTCATCGGCCACGGACGCTGGTTGCAGAAGGGCGGCTCGCTGCTGATCACCGCGCAGTCCGGCATCGGCAAGTCTTCCTTCGCAATGCAGATGGCCATGTCATGGGCTTGCGGACGTGAACTGTTCGGCATCCCAGCGAAGCACCCGCTGAAGATGGGCGTCCTCCAGGCGGAGGGCGACGTCGGCGACATGGCCCAGTCCTTCCAAGGCGTCATGTCGGGCATGAGGCTCAACAACGACGAGAAGGCGATGGTCAGGCAACACCTGCACTTCTTCAACGAGTCATCGAAGCGCGGCTCAGATATCATCCAGCTCGCCCGTAAGATCATCGTCCGGCATAAGTTGGACGTCATCGTCCTCGACCCGCTGATGGCCTACATCGGCGGCAACATCAATGACAACGTCGACGTGACGAACTTCTGCCGTGGGCTGCTGGAGCCGATGCTCAAGGAGACGGGGTGCATCGCCATCCTGATCCACCACGAAGGCAAGCCGAAGGCCAAGGAGGTCACGGATGGCCAGACCTTCTCGGACATGATGTACAGCGGTACGGGCGGGGCGGAGTTGGTTAACTACGTCCGTGCCGTCCTGAACATCCGTCGGGAGTCGAAGGACTTGCCGGTCTTCTCGTTCAACCTGTCGAAGCGCGGCAAGGAAGCCGGGATGCGGACGCCTGACGGCAAGCCTACCCTTGTCCTGAAACTCAAGCACTCGGACGACCGGGTATTCTGGGAGGTCGCCCCCTTGGCCGGCGGTTTCGAGCTGCTCAAGGTCGGCCAGCAGTATCGGCACTTTGAGTCCAAGCCCCGCCTGAGCCGGGGTGCTTTGCTGGAGGAACTGGTGGCGGATCACAAACTCCAGCGCGACCAGGCGGAAGCCCTGATTAAGGCTATGGTGACCAACGGCATCATCGAACCCCGCAAGGTGGGGGCGGCGTTGTACTACCAAGGCACCAAATACGACGCATGAGCATCGTGTCCACCCTGCACGTCCGGCCTATCGAATATAGGTTGGCGATGGATACCATCGTAAAGAATCATTACCTGCATAGGGAATGTTCCTGCTCGGCGGCGTTCGGTCTGTTCACGGACGAGAAGACCAACGACGACTTCTTCCAGCAAGGCCGGCTGGTCGGCGTGATCGTCTTCGGCAAGCCTTCTTCGTACACCCTTTGCAACGGCATCTGTGGCGACGACGAGAGCAAGAACGTCGTGGAGTTCAACCGCCTATGGGTGGAGGACTCGATGCCCAAGAACACGGAAAGCTTCTTTGTCGGCCAAGCGATTCGCCAATGCCCGTTTGAAATAATCGTGTCCTTTGCCGACTCCGAGCAGGGCCATGTGGGGTACATCTACCAGGCGACGAACTGGATTTATACGGGGGTCAGCCCCAAGATGAAGTACTTCAGGCCAAAGAACGCTTCGGACAACGCTGGAGGTACGGTCTACCGCCGGCGGGAACGCATGGCCAAGCAGGAGATCATCGAGCAGTTCGGCGAAGACATGGTCGAGGAATACTTCAGCAGCATGAAGTATCGGTACATCTACTTCAACTGTTCCAAGACCCGAAAGAAGGAACTGATGAAGAAGCTGAAGTACCCAGTCCTGCCATACCCCAAGAAAGGGGTCTAGGAAGCCCGTGGCGGCGTTTTCTTCCGTAGTCTGACTACTACTGCCAACCCGACCCCCAGACAGCCTACGCCCAAAGCCCAGCCCAAGTCCCGGCAGGACTGAAGGGCGAGGGTGGCGGTGGACATATTCCGCTCCAAATCCTTGGAGTCTGACTTCAGCCCCCCGTCGGTCACCAGCATGACGAGGGCGTCCGTGTTCTGGAGTTGGTCTAGGACAAAGCCTGCAATCCAAGCCGACATGGCGGCGGCGAGGCCGGCGGCGACGACCAGGCCGATGACGGCGAAGAGCAGGTTGCTCTCACTTGCGTCGCTTGGTGATAGGTCTCTTTTTGGCATCTTTTTTCGGGGGGCCTACCTCGGCGTCGCCCTTCGACTTGATATACCTCATCAGGTAGTCCAGACATTCTGGCGCGGCATAGCCGCTGGCACCCACGACGCCCATTTTCAGGCCGGCGTTTTGAATATGGTCTTGGATGCAATAGCCGACCAAGGCGGCGGTGATCGCAGCGGCGAGGACACGGCGGATTACCCAGCCAATCGAGACCGGCTCGGTACTGAGGAGAAGTCTGGCAACCATCGCTAGGCCACCTAGGACGCCAGCCACGACGCCGTCCTTGACCTCCCTAGGGATGTCGTCGGGATTGATAGGTGCCGCGCTCACGAAATCTTCGGGGGCTTGGCGTTGGGGGCGAGCAGGACACGGCGGTAGTCCTGATCCCAGAGCATGGCGGCTAGGTCTTTGCCGGCGCGGTCGACTTGGGACTCGGACAGGTCGGGGAAGGTCAGGTGGACTTGCTCATGGCAGAGGACTTCCAACTGCCGCTTGGCACCGAGGCGGGGGTCGATTTCAATCAGCCCTTCGCCGATGGTAGCCTGACCCCAGGCTCGCTGGCGACCGAGCTTGACCCACTTGACCTTACTCTTTTGGCGGCGTTTCGTCATGGTCGTTAGAGCGTACGGAATCCCGTACCTTGTCGGCCAGCCACCAGAGGCCGAGGCCGGCGGCGATCAGCAAAGTGGCCCCGGCGATGTACTCGAAATATGGACTGTCGATTATGAACGGCACCGCGCCGCAGAACGCCCCGCATAGCAGGAGTGGGATGCCGATTTTCGGGCCGAGGAAGGCGGTGGTCAACGCGCCGATTACGGCGAGGCCGGCACCGACGAGCGTCCAAGTCTGGGCGGAGGCGTCCTTCTTGACCCGTTCGATTTCGGCTTGGAGTTCCTTGATACGGCCATCCTTGAGGTCGGAGACGCGCTTGGCTTCGGCTTGGTCGGCTTCCAGTTTCTCCCAAGCCTTGTTTACGGCGGTGGCGAGTTTGCGTCCGAACTCCATTTGCTTGGCGTAGTCGATTTCGCTACCCTTGGCTGCGCGAGCCATGCTGAAGGCCACGTCCGCCTCGGGGGGAGGGGGGAGGTAAGACTGAGCTAGGCGAGACTCGGCGACGACCACCTTGGGCTTGTCGGCGTTCTTCTCGATGGCGACGAGGGCGGCACCGACCCGGTGATCCGTCTTGTCCAAGTCCTTACCGAGGGTGGCGACGGCGTCGGGCTTGGTCGGGGCGTCGGGCTGCTTAGGCAGCGGGGCGTCTACTGGCTTGGACGACTTGCAACCAGCCAGAGCCGCCAAGGCGATGACCAGAAGCGTCCGCATGGTCTTATCGACCCTTGAGGATGTCGAGCAGGCTCTTGCCTTTCGCCTCGATGGCGTCGGCCTTGGCCTTGTGCTTCCGCATGACGAGCAGTCCCGTGACCAGGCCGGCGATGAAGGAGAGGATGGCGAGGATCATGTTAGTTAAAATACTTAGTAATTTGTTGAAGGAATGAATCTCCGTTTTTCACATATAAATTTCGTCCAAGACCCCCATCAGTAATGTCACCGTTCCAAATAATTACCCCGGGAGTTTCGTTGTTATTCAACCCAAACGTATAATTTCCATCGGTAAGTATAAATCCATTTGAGAAACTACGAATTGCCGAATCTGGCCCCGTATGGTAAACCGTCGTCTGGTTGTAAATAGAATCGTAAGACCAAGACGTAATGTAGTTAAAATAATTAAAAATAAACCAAATCTTTTCTAGGCTAGGATTATTGGGAATTGATCCCGGGGAACCTGCGGCGGTGTATTGCGTAGTACCATCTCCGAACATGATTCCGTTCGTATCGACCTTCAGCGCGGCGTTCGCATCCGGGGCGACGCCGATGCCGACCTTGCCGAACTGATCCACGGCGAAGCGGGTCGAGTCTGGGGTCGTGCTGTCCTCGACTTCGATGGCGTTTGCCGTTCCGAGCTGAGTGACGCGCAGGGCGGCGGTCGATGAAGAGGTCGTGTTGATGACCATCTGGCCAGTAAACGTGTTGAACTGGTTCAGGACGGCTAAGTTGTAATTAATCCCGCCAGTCCGATAGGTGATTTTAGGGGAGGCAGCGTTTGAAATCCACAGGTCTCCGTTCATTGCCGAAGCCGGTGCAGAGTCGCATTGCCCTCCGAGGTTCACGCTCGGGCTTGATG